TGGGCGGCGGCGCTGGTGCTGCCCCGGCGACAACGACTACCGGAACAGGAGTTGTCACCGCGCTCGGTGTCAACACGGGATCGGCGGGGGCATTTGTAGTAAATGGTGGCGCACTCGGCACTCCTACCAGTGGCACGTTGACCAATGCAACCGGATTACCGGTATCTACTGGTGTATCTGGTCTTGGCACCGGTGTTGCTACGGCTCTTGGCACGAATACCGGAACATCTGGCGCTTTTGTAGTTAACGGCGGTGCACTTGGCACACCATCCAGCGCCACGCTCTCTAATGCAACCGGATTGCCGCTTTCTACAGGCGTTACCGGCACTTTGCCTGTAGCCAACGGTGGCACTGGATTGACTTCAGGCACCAGTGGCGGCGTTTTGGCGTTTAGTGCCTCTGGCACGCTGGTATCGTCTAACGCGCTGGTAGCCAATGCCTTGGTAGTCGGAGGCGGCGCGGGGGTTGCGCCTTCAACCGTAACTACCGGAACTGGCGTTGTTACTGCTCTTGGGATTAATACTGGATCGGCAGGCGCATTTGTCGTAAACGGTGGCGCGTTAGGCACCCCTTCTAGTGGCACATTGACCAACGCTACAGGTCTTCCGCTGTCTACGGGTGTTACAGGAACACTTAGCCCTGCAAATGGCGGCACTGGTGTCGCCAATAATTCTGCGAGTACTTTGACGATCAGCGGTAATTTTGCAACTACACTGACTGTAAGTGGAACTACCGGCGTAACGCTTCCAACTACCGGAACACTGGCAACGCTTGCGGGGTCTGAAACACTAACCAATAAGACGCTTACAAGTCCAACGCTTACTACCCCCGTATTGGGAACTCCGTCTAGTGGAACTCTGTCGTCCTGCACTGTGGATGGCACAGATTCAGTAGGTTTTAGAAATATACCTATCAATTCACAATCTGCTGCATATACATTGGTATTGGCCGATTCTGGTAAAGCAATTCTGCATCCGTCAACCGATGCAAACGCCAGAACATTTACTATTCCTGCTAACGGTTCGGTTGCCTACGCTATTGGAACTGCGCTCACATTCATCAATATGACTTCTCAAGTTGTGACCATCGCAATTACTACTGACACGATGTATTTGGCCGGTCCTGGAACAACCGGATCGCGTAGCCTTGCTCAGTATGGTGTTGCTACAGCGATAAAGATGACCAGCACAACTTGGATTATTAGCGGATCGGGGCTTACCTAATGAGCGCGGTTCAACAAGCCGTTATCGCTGCGTTTTTAAACCCGCCTCCCTCCGTTACTTATTTGGTTGTTGCTGGTGGTGGTGGCGGTGGCGGGTCTATCGCCGGGTATAACGGCGGTGGCGGTGGGGGCGCAGGGGGCTATAGGTCTACTACGTTATCTGTTTCCGGTGGAACAGCCTATACGGTAACAATAGGAGCTGGAGGATCAGCGGGGACGGCGGCATCACCTAATTATGGGGGTAATGGTTCTGATTCGGTATTCGCGTCCGTTACGTCTACGGGTGGCGGTGGTGGCGGTGGGTCTAATGCTACCGCGGCTAACACAAATGGACGTAATGGCGGTTCTGGCGGCGGCGCGTCTACAAATGCCAGCACATCTGGAAGTGTTGGAACCGGCACTTCTGGACAAGGTAATAATGGTGGTTTAGCTACTTTTACAGCGCCTAATTATGGTGATGGAGGCGGCGGCGGCGCAAGTGCTGTTGGCGCAGCGGGAACTGGTACTACTGGCGGTAACGGCGGCGCGGGGTCTGCATCTAGCATTACCGGATCAAGTGTAACTTATGCTGGCGGTGGAGGTGGCGGGACAACCTCTGGAGGCACTGTTGGAACTGGCGGGGCTGGTGGCGGCGGTAACGCTGGAACTTCTAATGGCGGCGCGGGTAATGCTGGCTCTGCTAATACTGGTGGCGGGGGTGGCGGTTGCTCTACACCTGCGTCTGGAACAGCGTATGCCGGCGGCGCTGGTGGTTCAGGTATTGTTGTTATATCGTATTCTTCAGCCTATAAAGACCTATCATCTATAGACGCTGGTTTGACATATACAAAAACAACATCTGGTGGTAATACCATATATAAATTTACCGCCGGAACCGGCAATATCTATTGGTAATTATATGGCACATTACGCTTTTTTAGACGAAAACAATATTGTAGTAGAAGTCATTGTCGGCAAAGACGAAACAGATACGTCTTACGATTGGGAACAATTTTACGGAAATTTCCGAGGTCAAATTTGTAAGAGAACAAGCTACCACGGAAATATCAGAAAAAACTATGCGGGTATTGGTTATACATACGATGAGCAAAGAGATGCTTTTATCCCGCCAAAACCCTATCCGTCTTGGGTGCTAAATGAAACTAACTGCTTGTGGAGCGCGCCAATTCCAATGCCTGTTGATGGCAAAAAATACGCTTGGGACGAAAATTCTTTAGCTTGGGTGGAGATGTTTGCGTGACGCCAGAACTACAAAAATACTACGAAGAACGGTTTTCAATGATGGCTACTGAAGGCTGGTCTGATTTGATGGTGGATATTGATTCCATGATAGCCGGCCTTAACAGTATTTCTGGCATTGAAAACGAAAAACAACTGCATTTCAAACGTGGTGAACTATCAATCCTGCTATGGCTGAAAACCTTGCAAGAGGCCAGCGCAAAAACTTACGAGGATTTACAACTTGAAACGCATGTATGAATTTGCCTGTGAAAATGGGCATTTGACTGAACGATACGTTCATTTTGATCAAAATATCGTTCAGTGTGACTGTGGTGCGTCGGCTAAACGCATCATTTCGGCTCCCGCCATCAAACTTGAAGGCTGGTCTGGATCATTTCCGTCTGCACATGGACGATTTGAACAGCGCCATCTTGATAAATTGAAGGCAGAGCAAAAAGCTAACTCTTAACCATTTTGGCGAGTTAATCTCCTACAACCCAATGAGGCAGGAAAAGGAAATAAATATGTTGATCGAAACCGAAGTCGAGTCGCAAGAAGACATCAAACCGGAAGAAGTAAAGCTGGAGTCCACCGTCGAGGCCGCCAGTTCGGACATTCCCGAAAAGTATCGGGGTAAAAGTCTGGATGAGGTCGTGAAAATGCACCAGGAAGCTGAAAAGCTGATCGGCAAGCAGGCTCAAGAAGTCGGTGAAGTCCGTAAACTGGCTGATGAACTTATCAAGCAAAATCTCGGCGCCGCTACGACAACTACGAAAGAACCAGAACCGGAAGTAGACTTTTTTGAAGACCCCAAAAAGGCGATTCAAAGCACTGTCGAAAAGCATCCCGATATTCTCGCTGCGCGGCAGGCCGCCACTGAGTTTAAAAAGATGCAAGTCCAACAGCGATTGGGCAAAGATCATCCTGACTTTGTGAACGTAGTGCAAGACCCTGAGTTTGTTAATTGGGTAAAAATGAGTCCGGTCAGGCTTAATCTTTGGGCAAAAGCTGATGGCGAATATGACTACGATAGCGCCAATGAATTGTTGTCTACCTACAAGGAACTGAGGGGCGTTAAGACCAAGCAAACGGAAGACGCAGGTGAAAAAACCCGTAAGCAAAATCTTAAGGCCGCAGCAGTTGATGTAGGTGGCTCTGGAGAGTCGTCAAAGCGTGTTTACAGACGGGCTGATCTCATTAGGCTGAAAATGACCGATCCTTCCCGCTATGAAGCTCTGAGTGACGAAATCATGCAGGCTTACGCAGAGGGCAGGGTTAAATAACTTTTTTTAGGAGATTTACAAAATGGCTTATCCGACCCCTGCGGTAACTACTACTACCGCTGCAACATTCATTCCTGAGATTTGGAGTGATGAAATTGTCGCCGCCTACAAGAAAAACCTTGTGCTGGCAAACGTCGTCAAACGCATGAACTTCAAGGGCAAGAAAGGTGACACCGTTCACATTCCGGCTCCGACTCGTGGTTCGGCATCGGCAAAAGCGGCTGAAACGGCCGTTACGCTGATTGCGGCGACGGAAACGGAAGTGCAAGTGTCTATCAACAAGCACTATGAATATAGCCGCTTGATTGAAGACATTGTGGAAGTTCAAGCGCTGTCGAGCCTGCGTTCGTTCTACACCGAAGACGCCGGTTACGCTCTGGCTAAACAGGTTGATACCGATCTGGTGCAACTTGGCCGCGCGTTTAACGGTGCTACGATTGGCACGAACGACTACGCTACCGCAGCGGCTACGACTAAAGCGTATATTGGTTCTGACGGCACGACCGCATACAACAGCAGCACGTCCAATGCGGCGGCGCTGACTGATGCGGCGATTCGTCGCACCATTCAACGCCTGGACGATAACGACACCCCGATGGATGGGCGTTTCTTTATCATCCCGCCGTCGAGCCGCAACACGCTCATGGG